CGAGAGTGGCGCTAGTGCAGCATCGTACGGCCATTTCATTAGCCGTACAGGACCAGAGTGACGTCAGGCTTTTCATACCACCTCCTAATAGAGGGAAGGTATCCATAGCCTACGTCGCGGTACTCCGGTGTTACTTTTAACCCTAGAGGCAATCCACGAACGAGTAGTTAGCTCGCAGGTGGATGAGACTCGTCTCCCGGCACAGCAGTTCGCTGAGCTCGGAGAGTCCCCGCTCGTCAAAGTGACGGCAGAGATAAGAGTACCCGCGAAGGTCCTTAGAGATGTCCTTATAGGACACTCCGAAGACCTCCATGGCCTCTTCGAGGGACTTTACGTCGCTCGAATCCCTGACCAAACGGTCAAGGATGTCGGGGTTGATCCCGATAGGGATTCTGTTCACAACAGCCTTCCTTTCTCGGGATTTTACCCGATGGTTTTAAGAAACACCTCACTAGTGTGAGATGAAGTGCTACAAGACGGACGCCTGAAACTGCTCTACAGCAGTGAGGAAATCCGAAAATGCAGCATGTTCTGTTTCGTCGAGCTGCTTAGCTGGACGAATCGTGATCTGCAACACCGCACGCTCCGAAGGAGCGGCGGGGCAGAAGACCACATTCACACTAGTGTAGTTCACATCCACATTACGGGCACACATTGTGACCGAAAATGATGGATTCACCCACTAGATAAAGCGCATTGACAACAATCACGATTATTGCTGCCACCTTTCGGGTGACAACATGGTCGGGATCGAGATCAGTGCGTCGCCTTCCGTAGGGAACATCCCTACGAGAAGGACGTGGTGTACCAGGGGGTCCCCGCCTTTCGGCGGGAGGCCATTTCCTGTTAGCCACTAATCTAGTGGCGTCATCATTTCGCCAACCCAATCGTTGACGAGTCCCTTAGGACTCGCCCCCGAGAAGCTTGACGATGAGGGCGTCCGAAGCCGCTGCGAGCTGGGTCTTGAAACCCACCCACACAGCGAGAGCCTCCGCAGGCGTGTAACCGGCCGTCGGAAGGTCAAAGACGATGTAGTTTGACATCGAAACCTTGACATTCTCCGACGGACGGAACGCGTCCGGGGCCAACTTCGAAGTGTCGAACCGCACCATTCGCCTGGTGCGCTTGCCATAGGTATGGCTTGCGCTCAGGGTCAGGAGGCCATCGCCACTCTGGTATTCCGACTTATCGTCGCCAACGCTTACGCGCGGCAACGGGGTCGTAACGCCCGAGATGGTAATGGTTTGCGGATCGGTGAACGACATAGGCATCACTCCTAGGGGCCCGGTTAGGCCCCCTATTGGCGTTTTAACGCTGACAGTACATCACTAGCTAACTCTTACTAATACCAAGAGCAGCTAGTATGGACAATTGGAATGGCGATAAGCCACTCCAAGTTAGCCCGAACCCATAGGGGTTTGCTCTCTGCCGTAGCTTCGTCTCAATGACGAAACTAACTTCAGAGGGACGCACGTCTCGGGTTTTAGCACCCGTAGGACCTGCGTAAGTATAGGTACGACGTTGCACAGTGTGCTCCATCATATACCCATACTGCAAAACCAGGTTGTCGGTGATCATGTCTGAGATGTTCGAAAGAACGTCCCCGACATTTGAAAACCAGTCAACAGCCCAGCTCCACGGAGATAGATTCCAAACGGTTTCCGGCGTAAGCGACAGGCCCAGAAGCTTTTTCGCCTGTAAGGCGATCCTACGCATCTCGTCACTCGATGAATAATCGGGTGGAAGATAGTAGGAAAATGCTCCTGAGAACCACCGCCGCCGTTCCACGGAATCTTGCCGATAAACGGTACCGCGGGCAGTACTGAACGGATCTAACAAATCCCCGCTGACGCCCCCTGGAATCCAGGGAACGACATTGGAGAAAATTGTCGAGAAGCTCAGACTGCTTTCTGATGGGAATTCATACTTGCGGCGTACCAATTTGCCTGAATCACGCTCATACTGTCTTAAGACAGCATCAGCATGATAAAGGGCATTCGCTATAGAGCGCATGTCTCTTACAATTGGCATCCAGCCGAACTGGGCATTGAGATACTCCTCAGAAGGCACCTTTCGTGCCTCTTTGGTTCTCTCTTTCCACAAACCTGTGGAAGCTCCAATCAGTTTGGGTAAACCCTCTCTGAAGAGCTCGCCTAGGAAGACTGAAAGGTCCGCTGCGGCATTTGTTGGCTTCGTTATCGCTACTGCCTTTGCCCCCCACGCGTCGAGACCAGATTTACTGGTCACGATTTGTGTTGGGTAAGACATGGCGGTCGGAGCCAAAGGAAGCATCGGTCCGCTATAACTAGCGGTAGTCGTTGCTCCTGCGAGTCGTGGCTTGTCGCTAAGAAGAATCTGTTCGACTTTTGAGTCGACATAACTCTTCCAGCTAAAGAACGGCCCGCCCATATCGCCCATGGAAGATCCGCGTTTGCGTTTCTTCCATGAAGGATGATTGAACGACTCAGTAACCTGAGTCCCTTGCCACGCCGAGGTGTCCAAATTGCCGACCAGTAACGTATTGTTCTGGCCGCCAATAGTGGAATGCGAATCGTAACGATAGGAGGGCCTTGGAAAAGGTATCCTCCTCGTTCGAACCGTGCCACCATAGCGTGTCAAAAGGCCATCAGAGCTCCTAAATGGTCCAGAGGGGTTACTCCCCTCTATTTCCACATCCTTTTTCAAGGGATGCTTGGATGTACTGCACTGCGCCCTAGGGCCCCG